TGGCGGTGACCTTGGTGACGAGGGAATCTCCGGTGCCCCATGCGCTGCCGCCCTTGCGGATCTCGTAGCCGGCGACGTCGATGTCGCTTACGGCGCTCCAGCTGAAGAGGACACCGATGTTGGGGTCGATGGTGGCAGTGAAATTGGCGACGTTTGCCGGTGGCGCAGTCTTGCCTAGGGCCGTGATGCTGCCACTTAGCGGGAGGGTGGATTGCTTGCCGGCGGCGTTGAGGCTGTAGATGCGGAACTCAAAGACACCTGGCGTGATGTCCAGCACCTCGAAGTCAGGGCCCTGGACGCGGGAGGTGGTCCAGTTGCCGTTGTCCTTGCGGTACTGAACTGAGTACTCGTTGACGCCTAGGACTGGGCGCCACTTGGCGATGACCTTGGCGCGGACCTGGTCCTGGTAGCGGTACAGCTCCTCAGAGAAGACCAGATTTGTCGGGGCAGCAGGCAGCTCGTTAAGGTTGCTGACGTCGCGTTGCGTCAGTGCTGCACCACGCTCGATGTAGGCGTACTTGCTTGCGTTGTAGGCAATTGCACTTACGGCATAGTTAATGCCGTCCTGCTCTTGGATGCCGAGGGCGCGCCAGGTGCTGGCCTGAAGGTCGTTCGTCTCCCAGATCCAGATGCTGTTGGCATTGGGGGCAGTGGTGAAGTTACTGGTGACCGGGACGGTGGTGCCGCTGCGGGTGCCGACCGTACGGCTCTGGACCGTACCGTCAGGCAGGATGACGCTCAACGTGCCACCGCTTGCAGGAAGGCCGGTGGCGTCATCGACGACGATGGCTGAGGTGGTGGCGGATCTGATGCGACCGCCACGACGCGATCCAGCCCGGACGGGATCGCTGATTTCAATGATCTGGCCGGGCCGGACGATGACACCAGCGTCGATCGAAGCGGTGAAGGTGACGATCTCGCCCTCGTATTGCTCGCTGTACAGCAGCCATTCGCCGACGCGGGCGGCCTGGCCGCGGCTGGTGCAGGCGAAAGCATCGACCTGGGCGGTGACGACGCCGTACTTGGTGATCGCGGCCTGGTCTTCGACGACCTCGTAGGCCACGTCGCGGGTGTTGAGGTCGAGGTACTTGACGACGGCGACGGTGGGGCGACCCTTGCGGCTGCTGTTCTCGTAGGAGAAACCCTCCTCGGTGACGTTGGCGAGGGTGAAGAGGTAGGCCGGATCGGCTGGGCGGTCTTGGCTGATGGTGAGGGCGCCGGCGCTCCAGAACGGCATGGCGCGGAACACCGACGCCAGGCTGTTGATAAGCGTGTAGGCCTCTTCGGAGGTTTGGATGTTGGCGTTACAGCTGAAGCGAGGTTCGGTGCCGCCAAAGCCGTCAGGCACCAGCGTGCTGCAGTACTGGGAGGCGGCGTAGAACGCCCACTTGTCCAGTTGGGCATCGGTGATGTGATCACCGAAGCCATAGCGGGTGGAGGTGAGCAGGTCGTACAGGCACCATGCAGGGTCCGAAGTCCACTGCGCTGCACCGAAGGTGCCGTTCCACACGCCGGCGTAGGTGATGCGGCCGGTGGTGCTATCTACGGTGCCGTTGCTTGGGATGCGGACCTTGATGCCACGCACCAGGTAACTGCGCTCTGGGATTGAGCTGAACTGCTCAGCGTCAATCCTTAGGCCGACGAGGGCGGTATTGGGATAGCGCAGCTTGGCGTCGGTTATCTCGGTGTAGCTGCTCCAGTTGAAGGCGTTGACGATGAGAGGATCGGTGCTGTCGGCTGTGACGCGGATGACGCGAACGTCAACAGGGAAGGCGCCGGTGAGCGGGACGTTGTATTCGCGCTGGTAGGTGTCGCTGGTGCGGCCGGTGAAGGTGTCGCTAAGGACGGTGACGTAACCACCGCCGTTGTACTGGACAGCGATTTGCAGCTGGAATGAGGAGCCGACAACGTCACCGTTGGTTTTCTGTTCCTGCAGCGTTGGCACCGTGATGGTGACCTTGACCCGGTTGACTGCTGTGTCGGTGATGGTGCGGGTTACGGGGCCCGACTGCGTAACGGTTGAGCCAACACTTACCGTGTTGCTGACACCGCCGATGGGGATATAACTTTGTGATTGGGTGCCGTTGCGTGTATAGACAGTGACGTTCTGGAAGTTAAAGATATAGGTAGTTACCGTGCCAGTCCACCAGATGCCTGGTTGAGCTACGGGTTCGGAGACGGTAAATGTATTTGTGGTGGCGTTGGCTACTGTGCAAAAACCAGGGCTATTGGTGGAGGCGTTTACATAGATCTGCTGGCCATTGGTATAGCCATGGTTGTTGATCGTAATGACTAGCGGCGAGTTTACGGTGGCGCGTGTAAACGTACCGGTCTTGGCGCTCGATGCAAGCGGCGTGTTGTTAAGGAAGATCGACGCGAGGCCATTCTTCAGGCCGCTAATCTCGCCTTCGCTAATTAGGTCAAGGACGGTGGCGTACTGAGTGCTGTCGAGGCTGTCCTTGGTGATTTGAGGGGTGCGGGCTTGGGCGCCGCCACCTTTGCCGCCTCCACCGCCAGCACCAACAACCAGGGAATGAGTGATCGTCATGGCTTAGACGCTTACCTGTACGGTGTCGAGGGCGGCAGAGATAACAATCGAGCCCACCAAGGTCTCACCGTAAACGATTGGGACTGGTGTACCTTGGCGGCTTGTGTTTTGGATTCCGCTGAAGCTGAAGCTGCGGCGTGGGTCTTGCTCTGAGGTGGCGTCTAGCTTTGGGACTGGTGTAAGTAGTTGAGCTACGCCACCGAGGACAAGAGTGGCGCCTAGGCCCAGCAGAGTGCTGCCAACGGCGATTTTTGCTGCGCCAATAGCTAGTGTCGCGGCTCCAACTCCCGGAATAAAAGATAGTGCAATCAACGCAACACCTAGAAGGATGCGACCAACAGAGCCTGCGCCTGCAACTACGGGCGCAATTCGGATGGTTGATGCTCCAGCTGGATCGTGCAGCTCATCGCCGCTTAAGTCGTAGGCGTCAAGACTTACGCGGTAGTACTGGTCGGCCATGTGGCGTTCCAGCTCTGGCCAGTTGGTGACGAGGAAGCGGACAGCTTCGGCAGCGGTGGCGACGTCGGCTTCGAGGACACGCTTGCCAACAAACTTAGCTAGCTGGCCGTAGAGCTTGATCTTGCGCAGCATGTCGAAGACGCCTCCCCGTGCACTTTAGGAGCCAGCCACCCAGTAAGTCGCGACTAGACAAGCGGCCTTGTAGGTGGTGGAGGACAAGCTGGTCACCTAAGTAGACGGCGCAGTGGTTTAGGCCTGGGCTCTGGATGGACATAAGGAGGAGGTCGCCTGGCTCTAGGTCTTCGTCGGAATCGAGTTCGCGGAAGCCGGTGTCAGCCCAGCAGCGGTCGAACATTGGATCCTGTTGGAACGCCTCAGGACTTAGCGGGCGGTCCCAGTCACGCACGCTTATGCCTTGCTCGGCGTACCAATCGCGGGCCAGGGTCCAGCAATCGGTCACGGCCCAGACCCACTGGCGACCGATGAGCGGTGCCTTGTAGCCGCTGGGCCGGCACTCGTCCCAGGACTCGGTCTTGGGGTTGACGATGTACCAAGGCAGACCGCTGCGCTCGCACGCCACTAGGTCCGCCTGGCTGGGGGACGGTGGAGTGGAGGGATGGCTGTGGATGATGCCGATGACTTCTGCGGCATCCTCGGCTGCAGCCCAGTCGACAGGGTCGAGGACGAACATGTCAGCCGGTGAACTGGCCAGGTTGTGACAGGGCCAGTAGGCTTCGCGGCCCTTGAGCACCACCAGCAGACCGCAGGCCTCGCGTGGATCCTCTGCCTTGGCGTGATCTAAAGCGTGATCGCGCCAGTTCATGTGTAACTCGTGCCCACACCCGGATAGGACCCGAACGGCAGCTCGGCAGTCTGTCCAAAGCGGGCTTTGCAGCTGGTTATGCGTTTTCCGCATACGTCTAGGCCAGCGGAACCAACGGGTGAGTCATTGGCGTCGAAGTAGTTGGTTCCGGTGTAGCTGCACTCAGCCGAGCGGTACCGCCATTGGCAAATCGAGCTGATGCACTGACGCTTGGGGGCGCGAACGCCAGCCAGATCAAACGCTGAAGCCAGCTCGAACTCCACGAGGTCGCGGGTTTCGCTGGCCTTGCGGTCGATGTAGTAAATCTCGCGAGGGAACTCAGCGGTTGGATCTGGAGTGCCGTAGGGGTTGGTGCCACCTGGGAAGTTGACGGCATCCAAGTACCGAGCCATGGTGCGGATCCGCGTCACCTTGGCGCCTTCCA